CGTAAGGTTGAGGCGGTTGAAAGTGTTCTGGAAATTCTCAATGATGAGGATAGACATTTGATTGCAGTGAGGTATTTTGAGCAGAGAACCCACTCTGAATCAATGACAAATCTGGGTTGGTGTGAAGAGAAGTATTATGCTTGCAGGAATAGAGCCATCGCAATTGTAGCCGATTGCCTGTTCATAAGAAAAACCGAGTGAAAAACCGGGTACTTTTCCGGGTAGTTTTTTCAAAAACAGGGGTATATAATATAACCATGAAGTCGTCTCGAAAGAGGCGGCTTTTACTTATTGTGGCAAGTTGGTGACGAAATTGAAGAGGCCAAGGCTGTTTAAGCAAGCATGAATCGATATAAAAAAGCAGCCTGTTAAGGCCGCTTTTTAACACCACTACTTGAATGATCCAAGATATTTAGTTGCTTCTTTAAAGCTGATTGAAGCGTTTGAGAAAAATTAACACCGGCCTTTTCGGCTTTATAATTCAGCCAGTTTGGTATGGTTAAAGTTTTCTTTACTGCCCGATTATCGTTTTCCTGGCGATACCTATCAGTATCAGCGACGACGAGACTCATAAACTTGGGGGGATCTGCAGCGAGTTTTTCAGAAGGGGAGGGAATCGTTTCCTGATTATCTTCTGCATCACATAGCCACATTGATACTGCATCTTCAGCCATTTCAATCGCATCAGCCAAGTTTTTACCACAGGTGATGCAGCCAGGTAAGTCTGGAATACGGACATCAAATTCGTCCGAGGGAAGAGGAGTAAATATTGCAGGATAAACGTATTTCATATGAATCCTCCTTTCAAACCAATCAGTTAGTTTTAAGTCCAGCTGCTGCTAAGATTCCATGCGCTGTATACTCATTTATTTCCGCGTGCCGAGGTAGAGGAATCTTTATTCCGGGCTTTTCTGGGTGTTTGGCCATATCATGCCTTTTACCCGGTGTTATTTCCCAACCGGCGTTTTTTAAGAGTTTATCAATGTCACGTCGCTTCATCACTCACCTCACAAATAAATCTTAACACGTGCTAATACGTATGTAAACAGGTACCGGAAAATATTTATAAGAACCTTCGGGTTCTTTCTTTTTGGGGTTGATGAAGTTGCCAAGTAAACCAAAACGAATATGCAGTCATCCGGAATGAAACAAGCTGCCCTATGACGAACGATGCGAATAGCATCAGCAGGAGTTGCACCCGCAGTCTAATGAGATAAGAGGCAATATTATTATTGGTCATTATTTGAAGGTGAATCTTTCTTTTTGTAGAAGAAATCTATGAAAAGAAGGTGAAACTTTTGATTGAGTTTATTGTTAGAGATATAGATAATTCCTCGCCGTTAATTGAAAAAGCGCTTTGTATTGCATCTGCATCTCATGCGGAGCAAGTTGATAAAGGTGGTATTCCTTATTTGGAGCACCCTATTGCTGTCGCAAAAAGAATGGACTCCATAAATGAAATCGTCGTTGCATTGCTTCATGATGTTTGTGAAGATAGTAAAATTACAATTGAAGATTTAGAAAAAGCAGAGTTTCCACATGAGATAACGTCAGCGATATTAGCTCTTACTAAGATCAATGGTGAATTATATGAGGATTATTTAAAGCGTGTTAAACATAATAAGCTGGCCATAAAAGTTAAAATTGAGGATATGAAGCATAACAGTGATCTTTCAAGGCTGAATGTTATAACTGAAAAAGATTTGGAACGTCAAGAAAAGTACCGGCGAGCGATCGATTATTTATCTTCGTTCACTTGTGAGATTTGCAACAAAACATTTAATTCTGATCAAATGGGCGATAAAATAACTCGTGATGGTAAAATGGTCTGCACTGCATGTTTAGCAGCATATGAGATCAGTTGGGATGAATATGAAGATTGGTGCAGTGGAGGGAAAAGTGATTAAAGAAATTGTTTTGAAATATTTTAAAGATATCGAGAATGATGAAAATAATCGCTATAAATCTTGGGAACACTGCTTTTCTCATTTTCAAAAAAGCAGAAATGATTTTCAGAGTACAGAGATTGATTGTTTAAATCTTGGGTTTTATCTTGCTAGTTGGGGAATGATGAGAGGATCCAGTTTTCTTTTACATAAAGATTATAAGATACATAAATTTGCGGTAGATATTATAAAGAGCCCAAAGTACAAAGAAATCTGGGAGGTAGATTCCAGGTTGTATAGGCCAGACGATAAATTTATTGATCTGATATTTAATCTAAAAGAAGATGTCAGGAATGCATATATTGAGAATATTAAGATCGTCAACGCCAAAGAAAAAACGATAAATGTTACGGATACATTGGCTTCGAAAATACTCTTGGGTACTAATGCATGTGCGCCAGCGTATGATAGATATTTTATCGATGGATTAGCTCAATGCGGTATGATTAAAACCGGATTTACAAGGAAATCGTATATCCAGTTAATAGAGTTCTATTTAGTCAACAAAAAAGAGATTGATGAAATACAGGAACGGATTTCGATGAAAGGGTTGAAGTACCCTGTTATGAAGATATTAGATATGTATTTCTGGCAATTGGGATATGATAATGATGTCGGGTTATCTAAGGATAGAGGAATTTTGTAATTTTTGAAAATCAATGCCGGATAGAAATAAGAGCCTTCGGGCTCTTTTTGTTTGGGGTGAATAGAATTGCCGAATAGACCAAAGCGAATATGTAGTCATCTAGGATGCAACCAACTGACCGATGGCGGCAAGTGCGACAACCACAGACTGCAGACTAAGCGAACGGCAGACAAACGCAGAGGAACATCAACCGAGCGTGGCTACAACAGCAGGTGGAGAGCATACCGGTTAAGCTTCCTGCAGATAAACCCATTGTGTGTTGAATGTGAGAAGCAAGGCAGGTTGGTGCCAGCGACTGTTGTTGACCATATCATCCCGTTTAAGGCAGACCGAGACTTGTTTTGGCGTGAAAGTAAAAGGTAGCTTCTTTTATGGAACTTATGGCAGCCATCAACAGGACCGCCAAAGACCTCAAGCACACCACATTTAAACCGGCGCAGGAAGATAACCCGAAGTTCGCTTTCAGAACCTGGTTAACCAGACTGGGGATGAATGGCGAAGCATATAAAACCACCAGGAAAGTGCTGCTGGCCAACCTTGAAGGCAATGGGGCTTTCAGAAAGCCGATTGAGAAGGTTGAAATATGATGGATAGATTTTTCAGCCAAAAATATTGTGATCGGTGTGGCAGCAGCCTGGATGCTGGTAGAATCATGTCAATGCTAAATACTGAATGCATTTGTCTTGAATGTAAGGAAAAAGAGATGAAGCAAAGCGATTATGAAGTGGCAGTAAAAGCTGATCATGAAGAAATCAAAAAAGGGAATTTCAACTATAAGGGTATTAAAGGTTAAAAACATCCTGAAAGGGAGTCTGTCGGAAGATAGGCTCTTTTTCTTTTGAAACACGCAGATGGGGGATGAGCAAATGGGCAGGTGATGAGCATGAAAGGCAGAAAGCCGTATCCGTTTCAGGTGATGCAGGCGACAAACGATAAAAACAGACTGACTAAGAAAGCACTTGAAGATCGGGAGCGGAATGAGCCTAGAATAAAATCGGCGCGACTGACTTGCCCGGCTCACATGAGTGATGACGCGAAAAAAGAATGGCGGCGTATTGTTAAACTGTATCGGGAGCTGGAAAAGCCGATCATTACAGATTTGGACACGAATGCTCTTGAGATCTACTGCGAGTCGTTGGTCACCTACCGAAAAGCGATGCAAAAGATCCGGGAAACCTCTGAGGTCTATGTCAGCAAGGCGGATGCCAATCGACCGAAAAAGAACCCTTGGTTAACTGTGGCCAATGACGCAGCCGGGCAAATTAAAAAATACGGGGAGAGTCTATTGCTTGATCCGGTATCGAGGGCGCGGATTGGCTTACCAATTCATCCTTTATGTTCCGCGGCATCGTCACGGAATGGGATGACAGCAACCCGGATATGTCCGTTAGGACCGTCATGGAAGCGGAGCTCTTTGAAGTCAGCCCGGTAACCTTTCCGGCATACCCGCAGTCCAGTGTTGGGGTAAGGTCCACCCAAGATATTTATGAGTCCCATGCTGCGGAAAGGGCAGCGAAGAAAAAGCCAACAAGCATATCTCTTAGGCGGAAATTGCTTGAGCTGATCGCAAAAATCTAAAATTAACGGAGGTCAAAAATGAAAAATACGATTGAACTCAGGCAGCAACGTGCTGCCATCATCAAAGAGGCCCGGATGATCCTGGACCAGGCTGAAGCCGAAAAACGGGAATTAAGCGGCGAGGAAACAGCCAAATATGATGCCATGCAGGCCGATATCGACAAGCGGATGGCGGAAATTGAGCGGGAAGAGCGGATGCAGGCTCAGGAAAGAAGTCTGGGTGAAAAGGAAAACGAGCAACGAGAAGGCAAACCCGAAGGTCAAGAGGAGGAACAGCGAAGCGGTGTCTCCACGGAGGAATACCGAGAGGCTTTCAGGTCTTATCTGGTCAATGGCATGGCTAACCTGAATGCGGATCAGAGGCAACTGCTGCAGGCGGAACATCGTGCCCTCTCTGTAGGTACAACGACCGCTGGTGGGTTCACGGTTCCTCAGGGATTCTACAATGTGTTGACTGATGCCATGAAATTTTATGGTGGGATGAGACAGTCCCGGGCGACCAACATCAGAACGGCAACCGGTAATGCTTTGCCGATGCCCATGGACGATGACACTTCTCAGATGGGCGCGCTGCTCGCTGAAAATACCGGTGCCGGCACTCAGGACATTACCTTCAGCCAGAAAACACTGGGGGCATACAAATACACCTCCAAAGTTATCCTGGTATCTCTTGAACTGCTGCAGGATTCAGCCTTTAATCTGGAATCCTGGCTGGCCAAGAAGATGGGTGAGCGCTTAGGCCGGATCATGAACAATCATTTCACGGTGGGTACCGGATCTGGACAGCCGCAGGGTGTGGTCACCGGCGCAACACTGGGCAAAACCGGTACCACAGGTCAGACGACCAGCATTATCTATGACGATTTGGTGGACATGGTGCACTCGGTCAATATCGCCTATCGCCAAAACGCCCAGTTTATGTTTGCCGACAGCTCGCTGAAGGCGCTGAAAAAGCTGAAGGATGGTCAGCAGCGTCCCTTATGGCTCCCGGGTCTGGCTGTCAAGGAACCCGACACCATCAATGGTTATCCGTACATCGTCAACGATGACATCCCCGCTATGGCGGCCAGCGCCAAGTCGGTCCTGTTTGGCGACTTCTCCAACTATTTCATCCGCGATGTCTTGGATACGCTGATCATCCGTATGGGTGAGAAATATGCGGATGCCGGGCAAGTGGGCTTTGTCGCTTTCTCCCGGGCGGATGGTGCTCTGCTTGATGCCGGTACCCATCCAATCACTTATTACGCCAACTCCGCGTCTTAAGAATCTTAAGGGGGCCGAAAGGCCCCTTACCCTTTATCTTTGCGAGGTGAAACATGAAAAAAGTTATTATGCAGGTCAGTATTGCCAGTCCCCATTGGAGCTATTACCCGGGGCAGGAAGCAGTGCTGAATGATGATCTTGCCCAGTCGTGGGAAGAATGCGGCCACGCTAAAATTATCGGTGATGCTTCGACGGATTTGGAGCAGACTCACCAGGACAAAAATGAAACGATCAATGATAAAGATGGACCGCCAAAAGAGGACGGTGATGTTGATGTCCCTGAATTTGAAAACGCCTCCGGCTGTGGAGCCGGTAAGCCTGGACGAAGTAAAAAACCATCTCAGGCTTGATCTGACTGATACCAGTGAAGACGCTTTGATCCAGACCTATATCGAATCGGCCCGGGATTGGTGTGAGGGGTACAACGGGCGGGTTTTTATCACTCAAACCTGGGAGTATTTCCTTGATGATGTTCCGAACATGCCACTGGAATTCCCGGTGGTACCGCTGGTCCAGGTCAACTCCATTACGCTGACTGACAACGATGGAACTATCACGACGATTGATCCTGTGAATTATGTGGTCGATGCCAAGTCCAGACCGGGTCGAATAGCGTTCACGGATGGGTATGCATGGCCTGGGGTTCAGTTGGTTCCGCTCAGTGGTTTGAAAATTGAAGCTGATTGTGGGATTGGGACTGCAGTTGATGTCCCGAGCCGTTACAAAACGCGATTTTGCTGCTTGCCGGGCATCTCTATGAGCATCGGGAGGAAACAACGGAGAAGGCGCTGGAAAGCATCCCGTTTGGCGTGTTGGCCTTGGCGGGGATAGACAGGATGGCGATCGCATGAACGCAGGAGAATTGAAGCACTGGATAACGATTCAGCGCTCCGTCATATCTCAGGACAGCGAATTAAACAGCATTGAAACCTGGAGCGATGTGATCACTGTTCGAGCAGCAGCTTTGCCGAAAACGGGTAGGGAATTTTACCAGCTATCAACGCGAAACAGCGAGATAACCGAAGCATTCCATATTCGGTACCATGCCGCTGTGACGCCTCATATGCGGGTGAAGTTTGGGAGCCGATATCTGGATATCATCGATGTTACGAACCCCAAAGAGGGGAAACGGGAACTTCTTCTGCTATGTAAGGGAGTGGTTTAGATGCCGATGGATCTGACCGGTATGGATGAAATGCTGGCAAAAATAAAAAAACTTGGAATGAATGTGGAGCGGGCAAAATACAAGGCATTGGATGTGGGTGGCGGGGTAATCGCAGCCGAGATGGTTGCCAGAGCTCCGTTTCGGGAAAAAGATAGAAGCAGGTGGCAGTTTCGCGCAGGCAAACGGTACGGAACCGAGCACATGAAACACAGCATTGGCGTGGAGCACAACGGTGCCCAAAATGAATATGTTTTAGTTGGCCCGGATGCCGAATTCTTTTATGCCAGGTTCTATGAATTTGGCACCGTGAACCAGCGGGCAAGGCCATTCCTGGAACCGGCATATTTGTCCAAGCGGCAGGAGTGTCTTGATGCTATCGCTCAGAAGATCAAGGAGGCGATTGAAGGTGCATAACGGCAAGCCGGCAGTCGCTGCTGCACTTTCCAGTGATAGTGGCTTGATTGCGTTGATTCCCAAGGCCCGTATGTTTGACGGCATTGCCAGGTTTGAAAATGCTCCAATCTATCCCTATCTGACCTTCGAAGAATTAACCAATACGCCAGCGCTTCATGCTGACGATGATGAAATCGAGTCAGAGCTATCCTTTCGGATCCATTTATGGGGTAAAGCGAGTTTGTTCATTATTGCGGGACATGTTAACCGGGTCATGCACGGCATTGGTTACGGTAGAAACTACGCCATGGACCAGGATGAGCAGCTTGATTCAGGGGATATTATCAAGCATAAGATCATGAGCTTTTCCGGAATATTTACGACAGGATAAAACAGGAGGTAATTTAATGGCCAACTCAAGAATTGGGGCGGAGCAGTTTACAATTGCAAAATTGCTCACGGACCCCGCCGGCGGCACGCCGACTTATGATACCCCATATGCCTTTACCAAAAAGCTGATGAAAATTGGCGTTAAGAACTCTGGCAGCATTGAAAAGCAATTTGCCGATGATCAGACGGTGGACGTATTCATCGAGGATGGGGACATCAAAATCGATATCGAATCGACCGATCTCACCGAAGATGAAAAGGCACTGCTGTTTGGTCAAACGATGACCGCCGGGGTGAGAACACCAACGCCATCAACGGATGTCCGACCCTACTTTTGTGTTGCCTGGAAATCGAAGAAACGAAACGGGTCCTACAAATATTACAAGATCCTCAAGGTGATCTTTGAAGAACCGGATGAGGACTTTGAAACCCGGGGCGAAAAAACCAGTCCGCAGACGGATAAGGTTTCGGGAACCGGGATCCAGCGTCTTTCCGACGGCCTTCGTAAACGTGTCGCTGATGCGGATGCTGCAACCTGGCTGGCGGCAACAGGAACTAACTGGTTCACGACCATTGAGACAGTAGTTGATGCGGTGGCACCCACAGTAACAATCGTACCCCTTAATGCTGCTACTGGTGTTGCGACCAGTGCCGTTGTTGTGTGGACATTTAACAAGGCGATTCTACCCAGCTGCCTGAGTGCGGCAAACTTTATGCTGACCAAGGTTGGAGCCAACATCGCCGGCACTTTGAGCATCAACGCCGCCAATACCATCGTCACTTTCACGCCAACATCGGCACTTTCTGTCGGTATTCATACAGCGATTGCCACAGTTGGGGTAAAGAGTGCTTCCAACATCCCGCTTGCCGCACCGTCGGTTACGACTTTCACGGTATAAGCCAATGAAACGGGCGGGGGAAACTCCGCCCAATACTTTTATATGGGGGAAATATGATGAATGACATTGATAATATCAACTTCGAAGGTGAACCGGTAAAACTGGACAGAGTGCGGCATATAAAATACACCATCCGGGGTCTGAAGCTGATTGCCAGGAAACATGGCTCCGTGATAAAAGCATTCGCGGATATGAAGACCATGGATGAGAATTTTACTGTTGAGACTATGGATCATCTGGTGATGCTCTTGCATGCCGGCTTAATCCATGAAGATGCCAAGCTTACTGTCGATGATGTTGAAAATATGCTGACCATTGAAAACATGCCGGTGGTATTTAACACCATCATCAAGGCCTTTTCCGGGAGTATTCCTGTGGCCAAGGAAGATGAGGTCAGCGAAGACGAGCCGGGAAAGCCGGAATAGATTTTGACATGCTGGAATATAACTGTCGCACCAAATTTGGGTTTAGCAGAGCGGAATATCTGGAGCTAACACTTCGGGAGTATGCAGTTTTTAGGGAAATGGCTGAAGGTGAGCAGGCTCCACAAGAGGAGCCGCTGAGTTTTGCGGATGATGTTTTATGATTGGAGGTGAGGTGATTGGCAGAGCAGCAGATAGGCAATTTAAGCGCAAAAGTAGGGCTGAATACCACGGAGTTTAATCGTGGGGTAGCTGAACTGTCTAAAAAAATGCAGATTATCGGCCAGGATTTCAAAAACGCTTCCGGGGATTTAGACAAGGTCGGGGATGCCGCAGAAATTTCAAGGTTGAAGATCACAAAACTTACTGGGCAGATCGATGAGCAAAAAAAGATCGTTGATCAATTTACCCAGGCACATAAAAATGCTGTCAGCCAATTTGGTGAGGGATCGAAGCAGGCTTTGGACTATGAGTTGAAGCTGAAAAAAGCTCAGGGAACCTTGCAGAGCATGGAACGCCAGCTGACGACGGCAACGGCTGAGTTGAAAAGGCAAACCTCCGCATTTGAAATACTTGGCCAGAAAATGACCGATATATCAGCAAAATGCAAGGACTTCGGAACGAAAATGAAGGACGTTGGCAAGAGTTTATCGATGACGGTAACCGCTCCTATCGTTGGCCTGGGGGTGGCTGCCGTTAAAATGGCCAGCGATCTCACTGAGAATGTAAACAAAGTCGATGTGGCATTTAAGAAAAACTCCGGGGAAGTTAAAGCCTGGTCAGACACAACTCTGCAGTCTTTCGGTATATCCAAGGGATCTGCACTGGAAATGGCGTCATTGTTTGGCGATATGGGCACAGCCATGGGCCAATCCACATCTGAGGCGGCCAGTATGTCAACCGGGCTGGTTGGCTTGGCTGGTGATCTGGCATCCTTTAAAAACATCGGCCTCGCACAAGCCCAGGACGCGCTGAAAGGTATCTTTACCGGTGAAGGCGAGTCGCTGAAATCCTTGGGTGTGATTATGCAGGATTCTACACTAAAGGCATTTGCATTAGCGACAGGGCAGAAAAAATCATATCAGGAAATGACCCAAGCTGAAAAGGTTGCCCTGAGATACGCATTTGTAATGGATGCTACTAAAAACGCCCAAGGCGACTTTGCCCGGACCAGCGATGGCACAGCGAATCAGACGCGCATATTTGGTGAGAGCATGAAGGAATTGGGGGCCAATATGGGGCAGTATCTGCTGCCTGTTGTCACCCCTTTAATTGCCAAGCTGACGGAGATGGTCCAGGCATTCGGAAATCTGGATGATAAATCAAAAAAGATCATTCTGGTCGTTGCAGGAATTGCAGCTGTTATTGGACCGCTCATCTTGGTGGTAGGCAGCCTGGTTTCTGCATTTGGCGCGATCGCCAGTGTCGTCGGTGCGGCTAGTACTGCCATTGCGGCTGCAGGGGGGATTCTGACGGTCATCACCGGACCGATTGGCATTGCAGTGGTGGCAATTGCCGCGCTGGTGGCCGGTGGGGTACTGCTCTATAAGAATTGGGATGCAGTTGGCCTATGATCGATTTTTCTGCAAATATTTATGCCCC